TAACGGAAGTAATCAGCCATTCCACCACCAACAGTTTTAACTTTACCCATTGGCATGAAGTAAGCAGATGTAATTACGCTTGAACCTGTATAAGCCATAACATCTTGGTTAGATAATACTTTAAACGCTTTCAAGTTGAAAGTAAAACCACCATGTTTAAATTTCTCAACTTCTAAATCAACTTCACGACCATCGATGTTGATACGACCTGATTGAACACCATTCAAATAAGATGCCCCACCTGGCACAGGAGTACTTGTAGTAACACCAGAAGATGGTAAGTTTTTCAAGAAATCAGAGATAGTAGCAACAGTTGCATTAGAACCTGCAATCATATATTCCATTGGAGAACGAGCAGCAATTAACTGAGCTTCAATGTTAGTTAAGTCAGGTAAAGTAAATGCACCAGCAGTAGCAGTAGTACCATTGATACCATAGCTTGTGATATAGCTATCCATACCACGAGTAGTTTGGGTAGCGTAAGTTTGAACTGTAGGATAGTTAACAGAAGCAGTACCTTGGAAAGTAGCAGAAGATGCTTGACCTAACCACAATGCTAATGAAATATCACCACGGTGTTTTTGTAAAGATTGAATATTCTCATAAGGTAAGATATATGGTTTACCTTGGAATTCTAATTCAATTTTTGACATGTTTTGAACGTCAGTAATTTTCATTGTATTTCTGAAAATCTGAGTTTGGTTTGTCAATTTGTTAACTAACCAACGACGTTGTTCAGGAGCGTCAGAACCCTCAGGTTGAGCATTTGAAAACGCAGATAGTTTGTTACCAGCAGCAGCAGTTAAGTTGCTACCATCAACTGAAGTAATAGTAATAGTACGAGCAGCAGAACCTTTTAAAGAAACTTGACCTACATTACCGTTAGTTGTTTTAACTAAGTCACGGTCTAAGATAAAGTTATAAGAAGCGTTACCAGCTGTAGTATTAGCAAAAGCGATTGTTAAAGTAGTAGTTCCAGAACCTGTAACTGTAGCACCAGTTAAATCTAATAGATTGTACAATTTGTCATTATACATGCTATAGAAAATAGGCATAGATGTGGTTTCTTTTTTACCAGCCATCCATAAGAAATCTAACCACTCAGCATCGTCTTGAGTGTCTACTAATTGTTTGTAAATATCACGTTGGTCTAATAAAGACGTAGAAGTGATTAAATTGGAATTACTCTGGGAGACGTATGGTTTGTCTACAGCACCAGAGGTTGAATAACCGAAAGGTAAATTGCTACCAGTAATTGGAGTTGCCATTTTGTTTTGTTTTTATAAAGTTGTTAATTAAAATTGGAATGGTTTCCCATCTATTGATTTAATTTTTAGTGCGTTGCCTCCTGATGGAATTGATATGTTATCAGACACTTTAGTGTTTTTTAACTCATCATAGATTCTTTTTTCTCCTTGAGAGCGACCAAGATTAATTAGTGCTTTTTCAACTCCTTCCATACTTGCAGCATAATTTGCTACCTTATAGAATTTGTTCATATCCACTTTTCCATCTTCGCCAACAAACATAGAAAAAAACTTATTGCTATCTACAGCTAGACTTTTTAAGTCTACATTTTGGTTAATTTCGTAATTTAACTTTGTGTCACCTACACCGTATTGCAACAATCTACTTGTCTCAAGTTGTTTGGTTGCTGGATGTTCAGTTACATACCCATTAAATTCTTCTACTAACTTTTGCTGTTGAGCTTGTTGCTCTTGCAATTTTGCCTCTATACTATTAGGATTAGGCTTTACTTGGTATTGAGCTTGTTCTTTTTTTAACCCATCTCGGATTTTATCAGCTTCAGACTTCAATAATAGTTTGCCAACCCTTTCATCAGATTCGTCACCCGAACCTAAATTAAATTCTCTTTGTAATTTCTTTTGAAGTAAAAGATTCAAATCATCTTGGTCTAAAGATGGGAATTGTTTTTGCAATTCCATACTATAAATCTCCTCATCACTCATTGTATCATAATTAATATTAGTCTTGATTAAAAAGTCATCTAACGAATCGTTTTTATATGCTTCAACTAACTTCTTAAAATACTCATCTTCTTTTACTCCTAACAAGTCAAAAGGGTCAACTTCTGTTTTTTCAGTTGGTTCTTTTGGCTCGTCCCTATATATTACGCTCTCATTTTCCACATTTGGTTCAGTAGCAGTTGATTGCGTTTCTACAGGTGCTTGTTCTTGTGCTGGCTCTTGTGGAGTTTGCTTAAATATACTTTCTGGTTCTTTATATTCTAACCCTGTGGATACACCTTTAAATACAATCTTATCATTTGCAGCAGGTGCTACTTCAGCAGCTTGTATTGGTTGTTCCGTGGGTTGTTGAACCGTTTGCTCAGCAGTTTGTTCAACCGCTTGAGTTGTTTCTTGTGTAGTGTTTTCCATTGTGTTTAGTTTGTGTTTAAGTTTATAATACGCTCGTTACTAAGCAGATGCTTGTTCTAATGCTTCAATTCCACTAGCTGGTCCTTGTTGTTCAGGAGATGGTTGTTGCTCTTGTTGTTGTTCAGGTTGAGTAGCTTTAGGCATAAAAGAAAAGGCATTTAGGTTTATTGGTAATTGTTGTCCACCTTGGGTTTGTGGTTCTACGGTAGATTTTAAATCTGCCTCAATATCAATAGCACCCATTTTGCCATCTAAGTTTTCTTTCAATAACTTAGTTTTGTTATCTCTAATATTTGCACTATCTCTTTCTTTAGCTTGAACATAAGAAGACTCAACTCTACCACTAGCTGCAATTCTTTCTCTTTCTAATTCAAACTCACCTCTTAATTGGATAAGTTTAGCTTCCATCTCAGCTTTAGCTTGAACTAATTGAATCTCTAATTGGTTTTGCATTTGAGCAGTTTGTTGCTTAGCTTGTTCAGCAACCATAGCAGATTGTTGTTGTATCTGACCATTTTGCTCTTGAGCTTCCAACGCTTGTTTTTGTTTTTTCTCGTTATTCTTTTTAACTTTATATGCCAAGAATAATTCAGCTTGTTTGATGTTTTGAATGTTATTCATACGGATAACATCATCAATAGTAACTTGACCTGATTGTAAAGCTACTTTCATTAACTCATCTAACTTAGCTTTTTCTTCAGCAGTAGGTTTATCCATAATTTGGATACCATATGTATACTTAGAAATTTCAGGAGATATTTTCAAAAACTCTACAGTTCCTGCACCCAATGACTTAGCAAAGTCTTGGCCATCACCATTTTTGATAATATCTTGAACTCTGATAATAACTGATTCAGCAAGGCTTTCTGTTAAGAATCTATCGCTGTTGTTAATATCACCTAATGCATTATTAGTACCTGTTGCAGCTAAATTAGCAACAGTTGTTAATAGTTTAGGATTAGGAGTTGAACCATCTGTTAATTCGTTTAACCCTAAAGTTTGACGAATCATATCAATGTTTTGATTAATTAAAGTCCAATATTCTTGGATAGCTGACCCAACTCCTCCTTGCAATTCTTCAACTGCTTTCATCCTATTGGGTTGACCATTAAACGTAGTAGAACGAGTAACTAAAACCCCTCTTTGGAAATACAAATCAAGAATATCTCTTGGTGTCATTTTTTCTCCACCTCCAGATAAACTTACTTCTTCCAAAGCAGATAAATCAACCATAAACCCTTTAGGTACGGCTGTGTTGAGTTCGTGTTGCAATCTTGCATATGATAGCTGTATAGCATCTGCGTATGGGATAATTGCTTCCATACGACTAAATGTTTTCATGTCAAAGAAATCACACGCGTTAATATGGTAGCTTGATTTAATACGAGCTACATTTAACGGGTCTCTTTTCATATCATACATACGACCATAATCAAAACAAATATCAGTACCTACAACCCATTTGATTCTATAACCACCTTGGATTTGTTTTCTTTTATACTTGTCTTTCTTATTGTTGTAATCGTCAAACGAAGCTTTACCAAATATGATATTACCACGTTTGTCAATTCTTTCTTCTCTTACCAATTCATCGGTAGAGTATATTTCTAAATCTAATACTTGAACTTTTCCTTTATTCCAAAAGTCAGAATAACTACCATAATAAGCATTACCCACGGGTTGAGATGTTCTCCATTGGTATGATACTGCGTATTGGTATAAGAATTTAATATCTTCTTTTGTAAGTTCACCATTACTCATAGCAATAAGCTGTGATACTGGAGTTTCTACAATCTCACCTACATATCTTAAATCTCTGAAATCAGGGTATGTACAATAGCTAATAACAACTCTACGAGGGTCTACTCTACGAGTGCCTACTAAGTTGCCATCTCTATAATCTTTATATATACCAACCCCATAATCAAACAAGTCTTGAATAACTTGTCTTCTCATTTCAGGAAAATCGTTTTGATCAAAAGTCAATTCTACTGCTTGCTCAGCTTCCATTGATGTTCTATGGCGAATACCAAGCTCTAATACTTGTAATCCATCTAAATCATCTGGTTCTCCTGGTTCTTGTGCAAGTAATGGAGATTCAGTTAATTCATTTAAACCTACATCTTTTAATGCATCTTTAACTTGAATCTTTGTTTTAATCTCTTTTAATTTAGCATCAATCTCAGTAGAAGCAAAAGCATCTACAGGGTCTATTTGAATACTGTAGTTTTGCTTTTCTAAAAGGCTTAATGCTATTCTTCTAAACTTAGGAATAATAGGCAATACAGACCAGTCAACAACTAATGTATTGTTTGTAGGGTCTTGGTCAGGAGTTAAAATTCTTTTATATCTATCTGTTGACTGACGACCTTGAGCGTAAGTTTTAACCCATTCGTATTTATCACGGCTTCTCCAACCTATACTACCAAATGGAGTATCTCCATAAGCAGCAAATGCTGCACGAGCATATTGTAATAACCAAGGTTTTTCTCTTTTGACTTTCGGGTCAACATTTTCATCAGGGAAACTTATTCCTACTGAACCCATTAATTGCGGTGATTCCATATTTTATTTTTGCCCTCTCGGCGTTTAAAATTATCAATATATTACGCTCATTACCATTGTTAATATCTACCGAATAACCCTTTGCCATTACTCTTTCTAAAGAAAGGCAAATAGTCTTCAATCTTAGCTTCTTGCTTTACTTTGTCTGGTGAGAAGTTAATATTAACCATCATTGTTAAAGCATAGCCAAAAGCCATGGCAGCATCATATTTGGTTGTCTTCTCTGGGTTAAACTGTAACCAATCTTCTATAAGCTCCTCAAAATAAACCGTATCTATATGGTCATTAATGAATTGGTCAGTAACCTCAGATATATATGTATTGTTTCTATTTGTTGCAGCTATCCCTGGTTCTTTGTTTCCAGGAATAAAATAAGAAAAAGGCTTATATCCTCTTCTTTCAAAGTAATGGATAATACCTGGTTTCTGATTCTCTATTAGTGCGTGGATACCATAATAAGCCAAAGCCATTAGGCAATCTTCATAAAACACCTCAGGACTATCAGGTCTATTTACATATAGCAAACAAGGACCATTATCTACAGGTGATTCATTTAATGGGTTATATTTTTTCATTATACAAAGACTACCCATAGACATACGAGACCTATGAGAGTCCGATACTTCTTTATGGTCATAAGGGTCAATCCCTGCTGTAAAATTTTGGTTGTTTAATGGCATAAAACCATCTCTTGATGGTTTAAATTGATTAGCTTGAGAACCTGTTGGTAAGTAGCTAACTAAGAACTTTCCATTAGGGTTTTCTGAGAATATAACTTTAGTATCTCTAACGCCATTTTCCCAACCAAAGTTTCCTCTTTTGACTTTAGTATCTGTCCATTTCAATATATCTAACCTGTCATTTAACTTAATTGGGTTATATACACAAATAGAACTATCTACTTGGAATGCTTCTTTCTCGTCTAATGGTTCTTTTCTTTTAGCAGAAGATAAAGCTCTTGGGTCTTCTCGTAATGCTAATCGTTCTTGTAATATATCTTCTCTTGCTTTCTCTTGATTTGCTTTACCATATTGGTCAATAAACCTTGTTTTATCAGCAGGTGTAAAAAATCTATACATACCTGTTTTGGTACGTTTACCTATCTTGTTTAATTGGTCAGAGCCTTTCCACATTTCAAAGAACTCAGCACCACCACTTTCCATTTCCTCTACCGTTGTAGTATGGAGGGCCTTTCCAATAATCCTACCTTCATCGTCCATTAAACAGAATCTAACAACATCCCATCGTTTGTTTACATCTACATTAACAGTTTTACCAACCTCATCACCAATGTATATACCAAGTTTCTGTCCGTCATAAGCACCTTCTACTGACGCTTTGAAATCTACACCACTCATTAACTCATCACCATCTACTTCAATTCTACCGCTATTAAATCTTAAACCTGTTGCTGGTACTTTACCTGTATTAGGTAAATCACTTACAGGTCTAAAGAATGATGGTAGTTTTCTATATGGGTTAACAATGGCCTTTCTAAACACAGCCTTGGCATCATCGTCTGTTTTGGATTGTATACCTGCCCAAAAGTTTTCAGAGCGAGAAGCAGCCTCTAATGCAATACAACCAGCCCTATATGTTTTACCACTACGACGTTTAGTAACCTCAGTTAAACCAAATGCTGTTTCATCTTCTACTGCATATTCCCAAGCATAGAAAAATTCCCTATCTACATCTCTGTATTTAGGTAACCCAATGTCTAAATGGTAACACGATAAGTAAAACCAATGGACACCTGTTATATATACTGCTTCATTATTGTTTTGATACCAATGGCCACTAAGTCTGCGTATCCAACAATACTCTTTAAATTCAGCTAAATCTGGGTGAATGTATTGTGGGTCTTTCCTTCTTTTATCTTTCTCCTCTTGTTCCCACTTTTGATATTCGGCAAAACGCTTATCTACTTCCCAATAGCAATACTGACTTTGAGTAGACCTTTTCTCTATTCCAAAGTATTCTTCTTTCTTGGTAAAAGGATTATAAATGTACCCTTTTCTTGGCACATAACAATCTAACCCTTGTATATTATAAAGTTGTCCGCCTGTATTCTTTATCATCGTTTTTTAAATTGTTGTGCTACTTTCTCGGGAGTAAATATGTTTTTTTCATCAAACTCGTCTTTCAAATCATCATCCCCTGCAAATAGTCTTGAATAAAGATTATCAATCTTTTCAATCATATCGTGCATTTGAGTTAGTAGTTTGTTTTTAATCTCTACGGCTTTTAAAATATCTATTTCTTTCCCAGTATCATCATCTTCAATCTTTTTATTTACTCTCTCAGTATACTCTATAAACGTAGATTCTAAACTACAAATTAAACTCCAAACTCTATTATTAACTACTTTAGTTAAAAAGTTAATAGTTAACTCATAGCTTAAAGCTCCTGTTAATCCTACTTCTTTCTTTGCCCATATCTTTCTTCTTGTTACATCGCTGTATTCTTTTACTGCTGGAGAGTTATAATCATAAACCCAAGAAAGGAATCTTAATTGTTTATCCACATCAGCTGTACCTTGAAATGTAGCAGGCATAATAGTTTCCAACATTGGATAAACTTCCAACATTGGCTTCTCAACCATAGGGTTAACTATCATTGCTTTTACTTGTTCTTTTGAATATCTATTCTGTGCCATGGGCAAGTATTAATTCTTTTTTCATTACCATTCTTTTCTTTCCATTTGGAAAGTTATAGTAACTTCTAAATCGTTCATTGAAATATGCTATGTTGCCTTTAGGTATTGGTAAGTCACCTGATACAAATACACCACAACCTGGTCTTACTTTAGCTTGAAATGCTTCTGGTATTATAATCAAAGATGATTGTACTTCTTCTACTTTAGCATCATCTAATACTACCCATTGTCCAATTCCTTGCCATTCCCCATCTCTGAGTACAGCCATAATCATCCAATCATCAGCTTCCCAAACTATTTCATCATTGTATCTTTTAACCCTGTTGAACTTTCTATCTCCGTCAACATTCCAATAGTCAGCTACTAACATATAGCTAATCATTACGTCTTCACCTGGTCTAATATCAAAAGGGTATCTATCCCCTACGGAATGAACGATACCCTTAGTGACTGCCCATTGTTCTGGTTCAAACGATGGGTCTATGTATAATTCCACACCGCTTTCCATTTTTATTTTGGATTGCAATGCTTCAGGTAGGGTAACAAATACAGTTGACCCTACAGGTTTTAATGTAGATTGTGTTTCCATTGTGTTGTGTTGTGTTGTGTTGTGTTGTGTTCGCAAATATACGGAAATATCCAATACTATACTATTTCTTTTTCATACGGCCAGCCATAGCTTTTTTCATCATGCCAGCTTTGCCATACTTTTTCATTCCTACTTTAGCTGCAA